AATTAAGGAAAACAAAATGAAGCCAACAGACGACGAAGTAAAAGCCTTGCAAATGACAATCACAGAAGTTAGGGCTAAATTTCAAAACGAAATTGAAAGATGCCGAATTGCTTTTGCTGATTATAAGCAAGGCGTTCCGGTGCATATATTTAGAGTTTTCTTTGTTTTCATAGTTTCAAAGCTTTGTCTATTCGTTTTGAAATTCTTTTAACAGCAAATCCGGGGATGGCGAAATAGGTAGACGCAAGAGACTTAAAATCTCTCACCCTTAAGGTATGGGGGTTCGATTCCCCCTCCCCGGACCATTCAACTACTATCAAGAAAGGGCAACTTTGAAAACTACTGAAATGGCGCTTATCACATATGGCGTTACTTGCACAACAAATAGCGATGGTGCAGCAGTAAAAGATATTTATTTGCTTATTACAGACGAACAGAAGTCTAAAGAGTTCATTAAAACAATTTCAGAATATTTGAACACTAGACCGGATGCACCTGCATGGTTGTGGAGTTTGTCCGATTTCATTAGCAAGATGCCTTGCAAAGATATTCCAGGAATGAAGAAATCGGACGAAAAAGATAAGCCAATTATTGCAAGCAAAACCGATGAATATTAAAGATATCGTGCCAGTAAATACGCTTGCCATGAAATATGGTGTAAAGGCAGTTATTTACGGTCCACCTGGAAGCGGCAAAACTCCTTTAGTTGAAACTGCGCCACGTCCTTTAATGTTAGTTTGCGAACCCGGCATGATGTCGCTTCGCAAGTCAAAGGTTCCTGCTTATTTAGCCAATACTCACGGCCGAATAGAAGGATTTTTTAAATGGTTCTTTGGTTCAACTGAAGCTAACCAATTTGATACATTATTTATTGATAGTGGATCGCAGCTAGCAGAGATTGTGCTTTCTGACGTTTTCGGTTCATTCAAAGACGGCAGAAAAGTATATGGAGAAATGTCTCGCATTTGCATGGAATGGTTCGATCCTTTATTCTATATGCCTAACAAGCATATAATAATTCTAGCAAAAGAGGTTTCAGAAGAATATACAGTAACAGGTAACGTTAACGGCATACCAACATTAACAACATATAAGTTCAAAAAGCCATTCTTTCCAGGGCAAGACTTACCTATGAAGATTGCCCACAGGTACGATATGATATGGCGGGCTAATCGTGAAGTTATACAGGGGGCAAAACAAACAGTAATATATTGTCAACCGACAGACGCATTTATCGCAAGGGACCGAAGCGGGCAACTTGCCGATAAAGAACCTGGAAACCTTTCATATCTATTTCAAAAGGCTATGGACTGAGTATGAATAAACGTGATAATTTGACAAATCCGAATAGCTGCCTTAATAAAGCTGCTGCTTTGGAACCTATTTTTGTTTTGCGGGCAAAAGACCCGTTGGCGCCAATGACTATTCGTCATTGGGTTACGATGAATGTCGAAATTCAGCCGCAAGATAAATTGCAAAAGGCCCTTAATTTGGCTGAAGAAATGGAGGAATGGTATAGAAAAAACTCGCCGCAAGCATCGGCTGAAGAAATGCCGATTAAAGACAACTATCCGAATGAACGCACGCCGATTCGCTAACAACTAACCGAAAAGGAAACACAAATGACCCCGTTCCAATTTGATGCACGCACCGTTCCCCCTGCCAGTGCTGACGGTAACGCACCGTTGCCTATTGGCGAATGGCCGATGATTATTACCGCATCGGAAATCGTACAAAATGCTCAGAAAACAGGCGGATATGTAAAGTTTAAAGTGGTAATTATTGACGGCGAGCATAAAGGCCATGAAGGCTTTTACCGTCTCAATATGTACCATGAAAATGCAAAGACAGTCGAAATCGCGCGCAAGCAAATGTCGGCGCTTTGCTATGTGACGCAGAAATTCATGCTTAACCAGCTTGATGATTTGCACAACATTCCGTTTATTGGTGTTGTCAAATCGAACGCTACGGAAGAATATCCAAATGCGACGCAGATTAATGGCGTTAAGGATATTCAAGGTAACGACCCTGGAAAGAAAGCACAGACGCAACCGCAAGCCGCACCGCAACAACAGCCACAACAATTTGCACAACCGCCGCAAGGTAACGTATCGGCGCCAACGACAGCGCAATGGGCAGGCCAACCGCAGCCACAGCAGCAGGCACCGCAACAGCCCGCACAGTGGACCGCACCGCAGCCAGCGCAACAGCCGACGCAGCCTGCCGGATGGGTTTCAGGCCCGGCGCAAGCTGCCGCACCGCAGCAGCCCGCCTGGGGGCCTGCGGGTTCTGTAAACAACCAGCAAGCGCCAGCGCAAGGCGGGCAGCCTGCCTATCAGCCCGGCGCACAGCCGCCCTGGGGCCAGCAAGGTTCCTGAAAGAATCCATTTCGACTCGCAACAACAAAGGGGCTTAATTGCCCCTTTTTTAATCGCAAATCATGACCGAACCAATTAATTTTGAATTGCCTGGAGTTAAGAAGCTTATTGCTTCTGACATTTTGAAAGATATAGATAGCGCAGCAATTAAACTTTATACGGAACCGCCGCGTTCGCATTTAGGCGCTTCCATTATAGGCAAAGCTTGCTCTAGACAATTATGGTATGGATTCCGATGGTGCGAATATGAAAGCCATAACGGAAGGCAAATGCGATTGTTTAATCGCGGGCATAAAGAAGAAGAAAGGTTTATTGAATGGCTGTCGGTTGCAGGCTATCGCGTTCAAGCATTTAACCCTGATACTGGCAAGCAATGGAGGGTTAGCGCATTAAATGGGCATTTCGGCGGTTCTTTAGATGGCAAGATTTGGATTAATCAAAAATGGAATTATCAAAAGCCTTTGCTATTAGAGTTCAAAACTAACGCAACAGGCGCAGGCTTTAATAACTTGCTGGCAAACGGATGCGAAATTGAAAAGCCTATTCATTTTGACCAGCAATGTATTTATGGGCATCTTGAAGATTTAGATTATAGCTTATATCTAAATGTGTGTAAAAACGACGATAACATATATCCTGAAATTGTCGAGTTAGATAAAGAAAGAGGCAAACGATTAGTTATCAAAGCAGAAAGAATAATCTTTAGTAAGAAACCGCCAGAACGATTATCCAATAATTCATCGCATTTTGAATGCAAGTTTTGTGCGTTTAGGGAGATTTGCTTTATTGGCAAACCTGCACAACATAATTGCCGTTCCTGCAAGAATTCAACGCCTGTTGAAAATGCCGAATGGCATTGCGCTTATTGGGGGCAAAACATACCGAAAGACTTTCTGATTAAAGGCTGCGAACACTGGCAGGATATTACAAAGGAATAACAGTGAAACAACCAAATTGGAATACTAAAAGAAAAAAGCCATACACAGAAACAGGAGTTAGAAGATTTTATTGTATTAGATGCAGAGAAAAGCAAGCCACGCAACAATGGCAAATTTGTTCTGACGGCAACAACTATAGACCGATATGCAATTTATGCGATGTAGAATTAAATACTGAAATATTACATTTTATGAAAGACCCTCATAGAGTAACAAAAATTTGTAAATATAGATTGAAAATTTTTAAATGACAATAGAAACCCGTTGGTATCAGACAGAAGCAGTAGATAGCATATTTAACTTCTTTGCGTCTGGAAAGAAAGGAAATCCGCTAGTTGCCTTGCCAACAGGCACGGGTAAGAGCATTGTTATCGGCTTATTTATTCAGAAGGTCTTGCAATACTGGCCTAGCCAGCGTATTTTATTGGCTACACATATCAAAGAATTGATAGAACAGAATGTTAATAAGATACGGGATATCTGGCCTTTAGCACCTGTGGGCATCAATTCTTCAGGTTTGAGGCAGCGTGACACGGTACAGCCAATTATTTGTGCTGGAATTAAAAGTATTTATGACAAGGTGGCGCAGCTAGGTCGGCGCGATATTCTGCTTATTGACGAAGCTCATTTGCTAGCTCCTAGTCAAGATTCTATGTATAAGGTGGCAATAGCTGCCTTGAAACAACTTAACCCGCATCTTATTATTGTAGGATTAACTGCTACTGCTTACCGTATGGGGCAGGGAATGTTAACCGAAGGAGACATATTCACAGACATTTGCTATGATTTAACCGATATTGCAGGCTTTAATAGGCTTATTGCAGAAGGTTATCTCTGTCATTTGCTGCCTAAACAAACTGAAACGCAAATAGATGTTTCTAGCGTTGGTATTAACAATGGAGATTTCGCCAAAGGTGAATTAGAAAGGGCTGTCGATAAAGAATCTTTAAATTATAGAATTCTGGAAGAAAGTTGCAGATTAGGTGCCAATCGGCAATCATGGCTTTTGTTCGCAACTGGAATAGATCACTGCGTACATATGTCAGATATGCTAAACCGAGAATTTGGAATAGCTGCAACATTTGTGCATTCCAAACTAGAAGACAAAGAAAGAGATAGAAGAATAAAGGCTTTTAAGGATGGGGAATACCGCTGTATAGTAAACGTCAACATGCTTACTATCGGATTCGATCATCCGCCTATAGATTTAATTATTCATGCTCGTCCTACATTGTCTCCCGGCTTATGGGTTCAAATGAATGGCAGAGGCACTAGACCTAGTTTGCCAACTGGAAAACTTAACTGTCTTGCTTTAGATTTTGCAAAGAATACACTAAGACTAGGCCCGATTAACGATCCGAAAAAGCCACGTAAAAAAGGAGAAGGCACAGGCGATGCGCCTGTTAGAGTTTGCCCGGAATGTGGCGTTTACAATGCAGCTTCAGCTAGACAATGCTTTAACTGTGGCTGCGAGTTTGAATTTAAAACCAAACTGCAAAGCGAAGCGTCTTCAATTGAATTAATCCGCACCGATACACCAATTATCGAAACATACGAAATTGATAAGGTTTTTTATCATTATCATTTAAGCAAGAAAGATAATGCAAAGCCTTGCATGCGTATTCAGTACATAGCTAAAGGAGGAATGCAGGATTTTACCGATTGGGTATTTCTAGATCATCCGGGCTTTGCAGGGCATAAAGCGCGCGATTGGTGGCGTGAACGCCACGGATACGAACCGCCGACGCCTGAGACATGCGCGCCGTTCAAGTCAGCTACAGAAGCAGCATTGTCCATTTGCGGGCAATTGCGAGTTCCTAAAAGAATTAGCGTTTGGGTTAACCGCCCCAATCCTGCTGTTCAAAGGGTAGAATATGAATAAGCTTCGCTTCCGATTAATTCCATTAATGGAAGTTGCTAAACAGATAGAAGATGTTTTGAATGTCAAGCATCAGAAGGAGCATAATGGTCTAGCGCCGTCTTGCCTTAGCTGTAAATGGTTCGTTGAGAAAACCGAAATTTGCACTAAATGGAATAGCAGGCCACCGGCAAGAATTATAGCGTTAAGCTGTGCCGACTATAAAGACACAGACGATATCCCGTTTTGAAAAGGATTTAAAATGATTAGGCTAACATTTTCGCCAATGCTAGGAACTGAACTTTTTTGGAAAGTTGACGCAAACGCCTACAGAAAGCAGTTTCCTAATAATACTTGGAAATTTAATCCGTATACAGGAAAAGAAAGAGATTTGCGAGATATTAAAAGCGATCCTACAGGCTTGCTTATCGTTCCGCCTAACTCTGATTTGCTGGCTTGCTAAATCATGGCAACTAAACGCCGCCGCACCAAACCGCAAGCGACAGATAGCCTATTAGCTGCTGTTGAATTTGTTTCTCTTATTCAAGGCGATACAGACCATTGTATTTTAAAAGATGGATGGTGCGTAGCCAGCGATACAGTAATGTCTTTAGGCTGCAAGATTAAAGATGACTTTTCAGCTTGCCCACAGACTAAGAGGCTACTTGCAGCGCTTCGCAAGTGTGAGAGTAGCTTAGCTGTCGCGCAACTTGACGACGCATCTATTCAAGTAGTTTCCGGCGGATTGCGCGTGAAGGTGCCTTGCGTGCCGTTTGAGAGCCTGTCTGTACTGTGGGCAGACACAAATATTGCGCCGTTAGATGATCGATTTGTCAGTGCATGCAAAGCATTATTGCATTTGACGGTTGAAAAAGGAAACCATGTTTATGAGGCTTCTTTACTATGTACTAATCAAACTATTTCGGTTACGAACGGCCGCGTTCTTATTGAGTATTGGCACGGTAACAATTTACCTCCTTATTTTGTTTTGCCTTCTAAGAGCGTATCTGTTTTAACAAAGATAAACAAGAAAATTAGCGGCTTTGGCTATTCGGGCAATAGCTGCACTTTCCACTTTGAAGATTCGTCTTGGTTTAGAACACAGCTATACGAAGATAAATGGCCTAACATAGAAAGGCAGTTTGAATTTTATAAAGGTCAACCGCTACAGCAGTTAACGCCAGGATTGTTTGATGCGATAAAACAGATTCAAGAGTTTTGCACAGACAAAAAACTAACATTTGCAAGTAACAGGCTTGAATGCAATGGAGCAAGTTTAGATTTAGTTGGATTGCCGAAAGGTCCGAAGGTTAACATTGAAGACTTTTTAGCCTTAGAAGGATTGGTAAGCAAGGCATTTCATGAAAACGGAAAGAGCTTTTTGTTTGGAGATATGACTAGAGTAGCAATGACTACTTTTGCAGAAAAAGAAAAACAACAAATAGAACAGATTAAAAAACGCTGGCTATTCTGTCACCCTGAATCATCAAGCTACATTGAAGTATTTACAGAAGCAGAAGCTAAAGAATGGGAAGGTGCAGACAATGGACTTTGTACTGAAGTAACAAACATTGAAGAACATGAAAAAGCTTATATAGACTACAAGAAACAAAAACAAAATCATATTGAATTACCGCCTTCATCGCGCACAGGTTTTGATAATCTAGAAGACGACATTCCGTTCTAAATCATGTTTTTTACTCCAAAGCGAACCAAGCAGCAGCCAGTTTTAAAGCCTGTAGAAAGGCAGCTAGAACCAATACCATTAATGAGTATAGAAGAATTGCGTTCGTCTGTAGGCGAGCCTTTTTTATGCGATACAGAATGCTATGTTAATTATTTCCTTGTCTCGTTTACCAGTTTTAAAACTGGTAATGTTATTTATTTTGAGCTATCCCCTGATAGCGTGCCTGATTATAGTTTGTTTAATTTTATTATGTGGAGTCATTGCATCGTTGGTTTTAATAGCACTAAGTATGATTTGCCAATGTTAAGTTTGTTCTTTGCGCTTGCTGATACAAAGACATTAAAAGAAGCTTCCGATGATTTGATTTTGAATGGTTTGACTCCTTATTTTTTCATGGAAAAATATAAGGTACAAATTTATAAAATTAATCATATCGACCTAATTGAAGTTGCACCGCTAAGCGCGTCTTTAAAAGCATACGCAGCCCGTATGCACATTAGACGCCTGCAAGAATTGCCATTTTCACCGCACAGTGCATTAACACAGCAGCAAGCCTTATACGTCAGAGATTACAATATTCATGGTGATAACGTAGCCACGGCATTTCTTTACGCTGAACTATTACAACAAATCAAGCTGCGCGAAGCTCTAGGCAAAAAATATAAGCTAGAGCTAAGGTCAAAATCGGATGCACAGATTGCCGAAGCAGTTATAGGCAGTGAAATACGCAAGCGAGTTAATCGCAAGATTAGCGTTCCTGAATTACCATGTAATTATAGCTTCCAATATGATCCGCCTAGCTATATGCAGTTTGCATCGCCTGCATTGCAAGAAGTATTTTCTAAAGTCTGCGAAGCTACATTCTATTTGAATGGTAAAGGCGAACCGGAATGCGAGCAAATTAAACAACTAAAATTTAAATTTGGTTATAGCATTTATCAAATGGGCATAGGCGGTTTGCATAGCTGCGAATCTAGCATTACCCACAGGAAAGAAAATGGTTTTGTTCTTTTAGATAGGGACGTAGCCTCTTTCTATCCTCGCATCAAATTAAACAACCGATACTATCCTGAGCATTTAGGAGAAGACTATATTGATGTTTATAATGACTTGGTAGAAGAACGCCTAAGATGCAAAGCAGCTAAAGACAGCGTAGGCGCAGATAGCGGCAAGATTATTATTAATGGCGGATTCGGAAAGCTAGGGAGTCCTTATTCGCTTTTCTACAGCCCTAAGTTAATGGTTCAAGTTACCATTACAGGGCAGCTATCCCTACTCATGCTTATTGAAAGCATAGAAGGCATTGGTATTTCTGTTGTTTCAGCTAATACCGACGGCATCATTATTAAATGCCCGGAATCACGCAAAGCCGACCTAAACGCAGTTATCCAACTGTGGGAAAAACGCTGTTCTTTTGAAACCGAAGAAACAGAGTATTTATCGGTTCATTCGCGCGACGTTAATAATTACATTGCCGTGAAGACTGACGGCAAAGCAAAGACTAAAGGGGTCTACTCTGAGAAGGGCAGCGCCGGCAATTCCCGTTTATCAAAGAACCCTGAAGCTCTTGTCTGTGCGGACGCTGCCATAGCCTTCATAACCAAGGGGACCCCCATAGAAGACACTATTTTAAAGAACCTTGACCTTACCCGCTTCGTTGTCGTCCGTAACGTCAAAGGGGGTGGACATAAAAACGGCGTGTATCTCGGTAAAGTTGTTCGCTGGTATTACGCTAAAGGTGAGCTAGAGAGCATTCGCTATGTCAATACAGGAAACAGCGTTGCAAATAGCGAAGGCGGAAAACCCTGTATGGATTTACCGCCTACTTTTCCAACTGATATTGATTACGACAGGTATATTGCTAGAGCATACGAAATTCTTTATGAGACTGGAACAGTAAAACGCCCCGATCTTTTGTTTATGTTATGATTTCGTCAACATAGTCTTTATCGTTCTTATAGTAATCGTCTGTGTAATTGATTAACTTAACGCCTAGCGTAAAGTTATCGTTAGGTGTTGTCTCATCTATCAGAAACAAATCGGCATCTTCTGTGCCAGTCTCAACAATTGTGTATAGAGTTTTAACCGAAGCTTCTTCGTCTAAGCTTAGCGGCAATCTAGGCGGTATTTGCAGCAATACTTTATAAGGCGATGCGCCCGGTGTTACTGTAATTGATTGCACAGTTTCGTCGTAAAGCTGCAAAAATATAAGATAGGTTTTTCCTGCAACCATCTTATGCTTTTGTGATAGCGTTAACTCTAAACCTGTTTGGCCTTCGACTTCTCCGTCAGAAGTTAGTTTAGGGTTAGTGTTATCGGCACATAAAACCAAATTGCTTCTAAACAGCAAATAGGTTTCCTGCAATGCTTCGCATTCAACAGAAGCGACAGAATAGCGCAGCCTATTCCAAATTCTATTAGCCTGGAAATGCGCTTGCCTGTGATTCCTAACGCCTACGCTTTCAATCTGCTTAGGGTTAGTTGCACTCTGATCCTCTGGAATATACAGTGTGACTACTGAATCATCATTTGGCGAAATGTATTGATATTCAACGCCATCAAATTCCGACCTTCCAAATCTAAGCGTTCTTTTCTCGCTTTTCGGAATCTTGTTTCTATGATTCAGTATAAGAACCGGATCAGTTTCCTTCTTTATAAAGTATAGGCTGATTAAACCCGCTCTTTTAAAAGCCTGACAAAAACAAGCCTCTGCAATCATATGCAAGGTTTCTTCTGCCGTCAAATCAGTCTTGTCTAATGTATAGCAAAACTGAGCGGCATTTGTAGTGCCGAAATACTCTATTATTTCATCTTCTATTGCATAAATATGATTAACGTCTAATTGCGAAAGCGGCCATCTACCGATCTTAGGGTCCAACGCAGCAAAGCAAAATATATCAGCAAAACTATTGCTTGCATACAATTCGGTTGTGAATGCTCCACTTGCATACGCTGGAATCTTGCGAGTAGCAAGCAAATTTAACTCTCTGTCATTTAACGCCAAAGCATTAGGCGTAGCCATCGTGACAGTTTGAATTGTGGTTATGTTTCCGAAATGAGGTTGACTTACTTGCGCCACTCCGTATAAATCACGCCATTTAACATCATCGGATATTTGACCGTCAAAATCAAAATCTTTCGGCGTTATACGTCTTGCTCTAGCTGAAAATCTGCCTTTAAAGCCTAATTCAGCCGGACCTAAAGTAACAGCCCTGCTTTCACGCGACGCACTGCTGCCTTCAATAGTTATCTGAAAATATGATTCCCCGCTATATGCAAGACCGTCAACGCCGATAGGGGTTAAACCTATTTCTACAGTAACATCTGTTTTAAACTGTTCTCTGCCATCATCCTTATACATTCCATTAGGATTAAAAAAATTGGCAATGAATGCTGTAACGTCAGGCGAATCTATAACGAAAGGGCCGACCCAATTACCCTCATCTGTGGGCACACCAATGGAAACCTTATGCCCTGGAATACCATAGGCGCCGCCGTTGCCATTGCTAGCGTCTTCTTCTGCTAAGTGATTCCATGAATCATTTTGTATTCCAGGATTCAACAGCATTATAAGATTTGGTGTAACGCTATCTACTGTATAAACTCCGCTAAAATTAAACATATACCCGCCATCGTAATTCCTATGATTACTTGTGCGGACAAAAATAGAGTCGCCTGCTGAAAATGTATCTGTAAAATCTGCGGCAGTGTCATCCAAAAGTCTAATAATGTTTGGGTGCTCAAATCTAATCTTATTTAAATAGTCGGCTCTTTCAGTAACATCATTAGGCGCAATTAAAGTTTGTCCATTAACGGACTTTGACCTAGTGACATTTAAAACCCTTCTTCCAATAGGCGCACCTATTGCCATTGCAATAACGCCATCATTAGGAGAATGAAAAGGGTCGTAAACTTCTGCCGATGCGCCTTTTATCTGATTAATTCTTGTTTGACCGTCTCTGATATCAGTAATGTTGTATTTGCCACGTCCAACACACATATAATCATAAATGTATTCTACGTTATCAACGTAAACACTATATGGCATTGCTAGCAAATCAGGAATAGCTCTAACAGTTCCCAAGATATCGGGAATTCTTGCGTTCGGTCGTGCTTTATTACTTCTATCTGAAAGTTTATTGTTAGACGATGAGTTATCAATATTCCGACTTGCAATAACTGGAATATTAGGTTTTGGCATAAACGCCACTACTGCAACAACTGCAATAATGGCAACAACTGCCCATGTAACTAATTCTTCCGGCAATACAACAATATAAAATGGACCCGGCATTTCCATTAATTTATCAATATCGGCATCTGAATTAGGAGTTACGTCATTTAATTCTGCCACTTCACCGTGATAAATTGAAGCAAATTCAGGCCAAACTGAAAGCCTATTTTTAATGCATTCGCAAACGTTATCGGTTTGCATGGTATGCCATGCTTCCGGGTTAGTTGCGTCTTCAATAAAAGTTACTTGCGGCATTTAACAAATCTCACTTTATCAAAACCATAAGAAGCTAGCTTCAATTCTGTATGTCTAACGCCTGCGCTGCATAAATGAAATACTTTACCTCTTAGCCATATTCCAATATGCGGACTTTCAAACCTAGACTGAAAAACAACTAAACAAGGTTCTTCCGGTTTATCTAGCTCTATGAAGTTTCTTAATTCACTTCGCTTTAATTGAATCGTTATTAGCTTCTGTAAATCTTCACCAGTTAAAGCTTGCCAAACTTCATAGGTAAAATGAAGGCAGTTATATTTCAGCCTATGATAAACCCTGTTGAAATAAGGCAGCGTGCTAAACATACCAAGCTAAATAGCCTGTCGGTTTTGCATAGTGGAATTCAGAATTATTCGTTATAATTGTTGCTTTTGCATCTTTATATGCCGATCCAAATGCAGGCGCAAATTCTGTTCCTGTCATTATTGCCATTTGGCCTAAACCTGAAACCGGGTCCGCAGGCCATGCACCGTTTTTGCCATACCAAACTTTTTTAGCGTCTGAATCTACAGCAAACATTAGAACATCGTCAGGCCCATATCCGCCCGGTCCCCAATATTCAAACACACTGTTATGAATCCGTCTACCTGAAGATTCAATGCCCCATGATGTTGTTTCGACTCCAGGAACGCGGCTTAAATTGCCTTGATTAATGATGCCCACAGAAGGGGCAAATGCCGCACCTGGAATATAAGCACCGGACGGCCCTTCCATAAGCAATTCAAAATAGTGTTTTCCTGTCGAATGGAATATGTCGCAAATGGCACTGCCGCCGCTATTGCTAAAAACTGTAGCTGTTTTGCCATCGTTTGTTAAAGCAATGTCCGCATACTTGGTTTTCCAGAAACCAAAACTGCGGCTTAAATTAGCAAAGAAAGCTGGACCGCCTGTCATCCTGGGTCTTTCAAGTAAGAAGCAATGATTGTGTCGTCTGCCTCATCGTATTGACAAGACATGAAATCAACAGCTACAGGATTGGTGCTTGCTGTGGGCTCGCCACCTGCAAACCTGTATTTATCTCCGAAATCTAAAGTAAATCCGCCAGGTTTAATGCGAATATGCCAAACGTCGCCATCTTCTAAATTGGTTGGATTTTGCAATGTGCCGTTTCTAACTTGCACCAATCTAAAGTTTTCAGCTAGAGAAACATCGTAGCCAAACAAACCGCCGCTATTATCGGCAATTAGAAGCGGCTCTTTTCTTTTCTGAGATTTAAACCATTCTTCACGCAAACGTCCAATTGTTGCCCGTCTATCTGACCCGCCTTGTTCAATATATAATTGATCAGCACTATTAAACGGGCCTGCTTCTGGTTTATCTAATAAATTAGGCATTTAAGTTTCCGTTTCAAATCTAGTTCCGTCAATAAACATAAACGGCGTTCCGTCAATAAAGTCAAAAGGCTTAGGCGGAATATAAACAGTGTTATTTGTCATGAATCCCTTAAGCATCGGGAATCTGTCAGCAGCATAAATTTCGCCTGTTTTACCATTATTTAATCTTCTAGATATTGCAACAAAGGTGCTTCCCTCATGAGCATATGTAAAGTTTTCAATTTGCAGAGTTATCGGGCTACTTAACGGCGCTGTTAAAACATCAGACCTATATTCTCTATGTATGCAAGTTGGATAAATTGCAAAACCTTCATCCGGGTCTATTGCTGTCGCGTCCCTTACGTTCTTAATTTCTTTAGCAATACTTTCTCCAACATCGCCTAAACTAACTTCTAATTCTAAATCTAAATCGTCTTTAATTCCACGTCTTATTATCTTGATTGGTAAATAAGTAAATATAACTCCGCTTTCACCAGTTTCTAAAGTAACGCTAATTGGAACCGAAGAATTACGAACGAATCTGTATACTTGCGAAAAATTCGGATGACGAATTTCTAATGTTTCAAGCTTGACAACATTTCTTTTAGACTTTAAAAAATACTCTGAATAGTTACTCATGCTTTACTTTAATTTCAATATCGCAGCCTACATTAAATGTTTCGCCTTCAACTGACAGCAAACTAAAAGAACCTGGAATTATAGAAACAATCTGTTCGACAATTAAACCTGTTTTATGCGACAACAAATCAATTAAAAACGGAGAATGCCCGCTTGCTTCATGACTTCTGTAAGCTTGATTTAAATAATCATATTCTTGCGCTGTTAAAGCACTCCATCTTAAACTACCTGTATGCGGCATATTCTTTACAGTTTCGCCTAACCTAGAGTTAAAGCCAAAATTAACAGCCGTTGCATCAGACGCAACATTAATAGAAAATCCTTCTCTGTCTGGTGAAAGTTCAAGCTTATTCATAACGGCAAAGGCCAACTAGTTAAAGTTTCTCCGCGTATAATTTCAATCTCGCAAGAAACTACTTGTCTATCGCCTTTCTTTGAAACATACTTTAATGTTCCAGGTATTAAATAAACAGAGTGTGTTGTTTTTACAGTAGCTTTATCAACAAACAAGTCTAAAACAATAAATGATGTTGCGGCTACTTCAAACAAGCCAACCAATATAGATAAATCTCTATTGCTTAATGTCCATTGCGCTCTAGCTTTTGCATTTACTGTTATAAAATCTTTTCTATATCTACCTAATCCACCTTCCAAAGCTTGATGGTTGGTTTCTGCCGGAAAGGTTACAGCATAACCGGATTCATCTGGCGAAAAAGTTTGTCTTGTGCAAGTTCTGCCGGGAATCGCAGGCGGTTCCGGCGCCGGAGGAGGGGGAGGAGGAGGGGGTAAATTTATATCTAAATCAGCTACAAATATTGCCGCAAATGCTAAAACAGGCCCGCGAAAAGGGATAGGGCCTGCTATATCTGTTTGCAAAATTCCATCTGTATTGAACGGTATGGAAGTTATGCCCGTTGTTTCACTTACGGAAAGCAAATAAAGAGAAAACCATGCATTGCCCGCAGAGTTAGGAACACCTTGCAACCATAAAACAAATTCTCCTTTGATTGGTTGTTTAAAAGTTAAAGTTCCATTTTTAGACAAAGGATTAGAAACAAAAGGTCCGTCTGCTTCATCAGACCGTCCTAAAGCATGATATGTATAATCAAGCAATGCATTTACAAATGGGCCTGCTTCCATTAGTTCTGCATCTGGCGTAAATTCGTCAGGAAAATAACCGTAATAATTTCCTTTTAGCGGCCCTTCGCAATAGATATAAGCAGGGTTGTCCGCTAAAACTGTTGCATTATGACAAAATACGCCTAATGCCATTACATTCTTCTTTCTGTTTTAGTATTATTACGCATACTCTTAGAAATTGCCGAATTAGGATTAGCGATTTGCCCTGCAACAATCTTAGGCGTTTGTCTTGCGACAGTCTTTTCGCTAATATCTTCTGCAATCAACACAACTTCGTCACGCGACACACTGTCTACTCTATAATTTTGCGGCGTCCCCATGTTGTTTATTGTTATTTTAGGAACCGCATTGCCCACAGTAGCACCGCGATTCATTGCCTCTAGAACCGGCCTATTTCTGGCTGTAGCTGCGGCATTGGCGACAAACTCTTTACCATGTACAAAGCCTGCAATGTCCTTTAAGCCTCTATCGCCAGTATAACCGCCTGTCTCAAACATCGGAAGCGACAATGCTGTGGACAGCGCGTGCGCGGACGCGATGCCTGCCATTGCAGGAATAGCATTGGCACCAAACGAAGCTAGCGAAACTTCTGCTGCTGCCGGCGCCCAGGCTGCGGCAACTGCTGCGCCCTCAAGCATGCTTGCTGCGCTAGACGCTTTGTCTGCTGCTGAAAACAAAGCTTTATTAACAATGTATTGAACGCCGAGCTTTATAAAAGAACCGATTAAATCGGTAAGTACAGTTTGCGCGACATTCTGCAAGCTGTCCTTTAAACTATCCCCCATAACGATAGCTCGACCGATGCTGTTAGCTGCGCCATCGGACAGCCCTGTATACATATCTCCAAAAGCTGCGGATATGCTGCTAGCTGCGTTCGTATAGTTTTCTACCAGTCTGCTGGACGCGGCAATAGAAATATCAGCAAATGTGCCAACGCCATTAGCCAAATTCAAATTAGCTGTGTCTGCTTGCAGTTTGACGATTTGGTTTCTGTAGAAATCTGTCGATACTGCGCCATTGGCATATGACTGCGTTACAGCGTCAATCCTAGCCCTTAATTCGTCATATGTATCTTTTGTTCTAAGTTCAATAGCGTCTAGCTCGCGTCTGAGCAAAGTTTGCTTTTGCAATACGGCAAGCTGTCTTCTTAAGGCTTCTGTTTGTTCGTCCGTTAGCTGTCTACCTGTGGGCAATAGCGAGTTTTGAATCTGCATTATCTGCGATTCGACTTCTCTTGCTTTTGCTGACATACCGAGCAAGCTAGTATGTTGTGACAATTCTCTATTGAATTGCGCTAACGGGTCTGTAGCTTGCTCATAAGCAAAACTTGCCGCTCTAGTCGCTCTTTCTGCTTCTTCTTGCGTTATGTTGTTGCCTTTTAAAAGAATATCAATAGCCTTTAGATCGGCTTGATATTTTTCCATCGGCCCTTTAGCTGTGCTATAGATTTGATCTATAGATGCAGTTACTTTTCTATTTGCTTCAATTTGCCTTAACTGGTCTTCAATACCTGATTTTTCTTTAGGTGAAAGCTTAGCATGGTGGCTTGCTTCTAGCCTAATATCAATTTCAGTTAACTTTTGTTGTGCGTTTCTAACTTCTGCAATCTTGTCATAAGATGCTAGCTGTTTGTCTAACTCTTGCGTAACCTTGTTAACCTGCGTTGCCCGCAATTCTTCTTCACTATATTTAGGGCCTTTCGGTCCTTTAGGCGAACGATAATTATCTTTTCTGTCGATAGCTTCTAAAATTTTTGCGCGATTGTCCGTAGCAATTTTAATTGCTTCCGTTTCTCTTTTTGTTCTTTCGCTAACAGGAATTGCGTTAAGCCTTGCTAAATCAGCATCAAGCTTTTTTATTTCTTCAGATGCCTTTTGCCCGCCGATTTTAACTCTTTCTAGCAGGGCATTAACGCCGCTTAAAGCATCAGACCTTTCTTTTAAATCTTTATTTTGACTAGAAAGATTTGCTTCATTTTCTAGACGATAAAATGATTCCATGCCAACGCTTTTTTGCGTTTGCATTTTCTTTTCTAAATCAGCGCGTTGCCTTCTTAACTGTTGAAGCGTTTGTTCTTCAGCAGACCCGAAAGGCTTATCTAACAATTCGCCTATAAATCCTCTGCTTTGTTTCCTTGCTTTTGCTAATTCTTCTTGTTTGGCAATTTGCAAATCAATTGCTTTAGTTTCTTCATTCAAATTCTGGAAAGCATCGGCTGTGCCTAATTCGGCCCTAGCTCTAATCGCGTCACGCGCAGCTTTAGAAAGATATTGCAAGCCTTTGGCTAATGTAGAAGTAACTCCATAAGCTTTATCCAATTCTCCAATAAGAATCATTGTGTTATTGGATAGAACAGTAAACGCTTGACTAACCGTCATTGTCGCGTTTTGCAATTGCTTTTCGGCAATTTCGCCTAGCAATTGCATAGCATTACGCATTACATCTAAATTAATCTTTCCTTCTTTGGCTGCATCTAACAACATTCCTCTATTTGCTAAACCTAAAGATTTAGCGATAGCTTCTCCAAACGCGGGGAAGTTTTCCATTACCGAACGGAATTCGTCCCCGTCAAGTTTGCCTTTATTGAATGCTTGCGACACCTGTAAAAGCGCCGATGCCTGTTCACTGGTTGTTAAACCAGCAATAGCAGTAGCTTTAGTTAAAGCTTCGGTTATAGCCAAAGCTTCTTGCTGTGTACCGCCAACATCCTTTAAAGCAAAGTTAATGCGCTGATAAGTTGTGGCTGTGGCATCTAATGGCGCTCTAGACCTATTGGCAACATCTAATAATTCTGAAGTTCTATTATTTAGCTCTTGCGTTGAATCCGTTACTGTTTTTAATCTGTTTTGCAGATTAGTATAAGTATCAACTGTGTTTACTAACGCGCTGAAAGCTTGGTACAGTGTATATAAAGCGAAAAGTCTGAAATAAAGCTGATTTATTGAATCTAAAACTCCACCGACAGATAAGCTAGGGCCTTTACCGCCGCCATTCTGTAAATTAAGCAAACGTAATTGGGCTGCGGCAGCTTGCGCCGTCGCCTGCGCTAATCTTTGTTGCGCTGCTGCGCCTTGAATTGCGGCAGTGTTGCTGCGCGTCTGCGCCGTCGCTGTATTCGTTAAAGAAGTCGCTAGGCGCTGATTTGCCGTGGCTGTGCCCACAGATGCCGTCTGTGCACGGGCCTGCGCTGCACTGGTCTGCGCCGTGGCTGTCGTCAGGCGTTGGCTAGCTGTGGCAGTCCCTATTGCCGCCGTCTGCGCTCTTGCTTGCGCTGCTGTCGTCTGCGCTATAACTGTGGCTAATCTTTGCGTTGCCGTTGCGGTGCCAACTGCGGCAGTTTGTGCCCTAGCTTGCGCTGCTGCTGTTCCTGCTGTTGCCGTCTGCAATCTTTGCTGCGTTACTGCAAGCCTAGCTGCCGCTGTTTCGTTTCTTAATGTCGAAACTGCCGATTTTGCTTGCGCTGCTTCTAAATTGGCTGTAGCGATTCTAGCTCTTGCTTCTGCTTCAATTGCTTTATTTAATGCTTGTTCTTGCTTTAAATATGCTGCACTATTTTTGTCTGACTGATTTCTGAGCTTATCTAAAGCCGTCAAACCTTGTAAAATTTTGCCTGGATTTAAACGATCTAATGCTTGCTGTAATCTTTTAACTGCTATGTCGCCTTCTACAGCAGCTTTTGCAATTTCTAATAATTTTCTTTGTGTGGCAGGGTTTATTCCGTCGCTAACTTCAATTTTAATATTGTCAGCCATGTTTTGCTTTCTCTTGGTTCAAAACTCTGCGGCCTAATAACTCTGCGCGTTCGACAAAACCTGCTGGAGCTTTTGCCGAACTACCATTATTTAATTGTTCAATATATGGCGCGTTGTTTGTTATAAACACAGTTTGGCCGGGCTGAACATTTTTTAATAAATTAGTTGCTACCCTTATTGCTTCTGCTGCACTGCTTTTTTGTGTAGAACCTCCTTCCCCTTCATAGTAAGCTGCGATGAAATCAGTTTTAGGCGCACCTATACTTACTTGCCAATTAGATAAAGCCTGCGATGTGTCAACTGGCGTATGATAAACAAGATCGTTAACTATTGCTAAAACAACTTTCTTCTTAATATCATTGGAAGTTTTGCCAATATTATTGGCTCTCTCCCTTAGCATCTGCGCCAGCGTCGCTAGATTTCCCATTTTGTTTCTTTACATACGCCAAATCTAACCTATTTATAACGTCTATAAAGTATCGCAAATCTTGCTTTTTGTAGCCCAAACTTTTACCGTATTTCTTTACTTTAAAATATGGAATTCTTCCAATTTCTAAGGATACCGGGCGCTCAGTATCTAAATCAAAAAAGGCTTGCAAAAATATCTGCAAGCCTTTGTTTAGTTCTGGCGCATTCCTTATTGCGTCGGGCAATACATGCCGTGTCTGTAAAGATTGCCTTACTTCTCTTTTTTCAATAGGCCCAAACTGAAGCCTATAGAACAGCACGGCCGTTAGTTTTTTACGTCATCTTCTAACTGCTGTTCGCTTTTAAATAGCTCCGTCCCGGCGGCTTGCTCTTGCAGGCTTTTATACAAAAGAGGCAAGCGGGTAAAAAGCGCCGTGGCATTTTCAATCGAAAACTCCGCGTAGCCTTCGTCTTTCTTATTGCCTGTCACATCAGACAAAGGAACAAATTCCCATGTGACTAAACAACCTTTAATGAAAGCTTCACGAAAAAGCCTTTTAGCGGTATCGTTAAAAGCCCTTCCACCGTGGGCAATTTCCGCGCGAAAAGGTCTAGTGACTTCTTCTAAAACCCGCGTATATTTCGGGTTATCGTCGGCGCAATGCGTGACGTAAAAAGTAGGGCTATTGCCATCTTTATCCGGCGAATAGCGAATAGGAACGCCTTTTTTAGCCTTAGTGGCGTCAATCTCAAAGGTATCGCTTAGCGACATTTTATTTTCCTTTTAATTCAGGGGCATTAGCGAATCGGGCAGATACGCAAAGAAAGTAGCTGCAAGCGTATAACCATATTTGTTTTCGCCTGCTGCTGTATCAATTGGGATTTTGACTTTTTCGTTAAGTGCGATATCTAAGCTACCAACACTCAAACCGAGTAAAGGAACATCAAAAACCATTCCTGCATTATTCATCGCAAGAATAACGTTGAAACTGGCATCGACGTTATTTCTTGCGTCTTTGATTGCTTCAACTGTCGTGAAATAGCCAGTCAGCGAACCGGAAACCTCAAAGTTTCCCGATCCCATATCAATAGCGTATCTTTCACCTAAAGCCTTTGTAGCTGTCACGCCATTTTTAATGGCAAGCGAACCCTGATTGACATACATTACAAAGTTATCGTCATTCAAAAGATTAGACGCGCTGCCTAACCGAATACGATAAATATCTGAGTTAGTATTGTATTGCTCCAATCCCTTTTCGGAAAACCGAGCGCCTTCTTTCAAACCTTCTAAGCCTGTGCGGAAAGTTTCCTTAACCGCAACAAAACTCATATCGAAAGTAACTTTATCTTCAAGCGGCATCGTTACAGTGATATCGCTTGCGATGCTGCCTTCGATATATCTAGCTTGCGTTCCGGCAGAGTCTTTGCCTAGCGTTTGTTCAAACTGGAACGGAATTTGCACGATGTTTTCTGCATCAGGTTCATTTCTAACCAGAGTGCCGAAAAACACTTGAACGGTTTGCGCTGCTGCTGTGTCGTCAAAAGGCGTAAACGTCGTTTCATCCAACTTAAGAACCGACTCAGTAACGCTAGAAACTCTGCCATAACCCGCACGGTTATTGTTTACAAAGCCCGTTAAAGCATCGTCTCCGCCAATACCAATCCATTCGCCAACGACGACACCGAGTCCTTTCCAACCAATCGCGCCAGTTCCGCCGGCAAGCGTTGCCGCTCCCCATGCGCCATTAGTCATCGTCTCAGTAGTGGCAATAGCATTTGCCGGAGTGCCCGCCTTAACTGCTGTGACAATAACTGCTGTGCCGTTAGAAGTTGCCGTTACTTGCTCATTCTTAGCGGTTCCTGCACCATATTTGCTACCTGCGCCAG